GGTTACGCAATTAACCACTTCTTGACCGCTACCAACGCATGGTTCTTGACGACTGATGTGCCTAACGGCTTGAAGCATTTCGTTCGCACCCCATTGCAGAACAGCATGGATGGTGACTTTGATACCGGCAACGTCCGTTACAAGTCCCGTGAGCGTTATAGCTTTGGTTGGTCCGACCCGCTTGGTATCTACGGTTCGTACTAAGCACTCCCCTAGCTACTTCGGTGGCTAGGAGCAGCCCTGCTCACAAGGCGTGGCTTGCTTTGATGATGTCGGTGTGGTGGGACATACAGATCGACAAGACTAGGAACCCGGTTCGAATCCGGGACATCATCACCAAACAACACCCCCCAAGCCTCTTAACAATGCTCACACCGGGGGGTTTTTTATTGTTTAAACACTATTGCTTGTTTAAACGGAAAGGAGTATAAATATCGTATCTGGGTGTTTGCTTATACCGCCACTGCCCCAGCAGACGATGCAACGATTGGTATAAGCCTTTTGCATAAGGAATTATCATGGGTCGTTCTACCTTCGAAGGTCCAATTCTGGCTGGTGATCAGCGGATGGGTCCACAGCGTGACGTTGGTTACGCAATGCTTCAACAAGCTATCTTGCTTGACTTCTCTAAGTCAACCACTGGTGCAGCAGGTTACGGTGGTGCTTCAACTCAGTTTGCAACGTCGAACAACATCCCTAACCAATTAGCTACGATTTATGCTCCACAGTCTGGTTCATACAGTGCTTCAGGTCCTTCGACCACATCAAACACGCCTACGGCTGATGCTTCAGGTACTAACTACCGTGGTGCAGTTTTTACGTTGCCACAGGGTTCGTACATCAGCAACATTTACATTGATCAGTTGGTACAGCCTACTGACGGTACAAACGCTGTAACCGCAATTCAGCCTTATGTTTCAAACGACTTTGCTACCGCAGCAGGTGTTTACGCTACGTTTGGTTCGATTACCGGCGGTACGATTGGTCGAACCACTGCTACGTTTACCGCTACTCAGTATGCTAACGCAGCGTCTACTTTGCAAGATGTACAAAACATTCAGCCCGGTCAGCAACCTACATGGTTCAGTCAGCTTGTTGTTACGCTGAAGATGACTGTAGCTTCGTTGGGTTCGGTTAACGCAGGTAAATTTAACATCATCGTGCAGTACACCCAGCCTGATACCAACATCGGTAACAGCACAACGTACCCATACGGTAACTTTGACTAATGTCTGAGTGGGGGCGAAAGCCCCCTTTTACCAAATACTTAGGAGTTGAAAATGGGTGCATGGAATTTGTTAAACTTTTTCTCGCCGGGAACTCAGACGGGGAATATCGGTACTCAGACACCGAGTACGCCGTGGCAGGGCATTGATGGTGCGGCACAATTCGTAGCCCCTCAACGCCTTCGTGATGTCGTTGGTAAGTTGAAAGTATCGCAGTCACAGAACATTTATGACGCTGACTTTGAATATGGTGTCCAGCCATTGCGTTGGGAAAACTATATCAACAACGTGTCGGGTCAAGCTACGATTGTTCAAAACCCCGGATTAGGCGGCGTTAGTATGACCATTGGTGGCGGTAACGTCCCCGGTGACATCACTATCCGTCAGTCACGCCCTTATCATCGCTACCAACCCGGTAAGACGATGTACATGGCATCAAACGTTAACTTTGGTTCATCGTTAAACGGTCAATACCAGCGTGTTGGAATTTTTGATGATTCCAACGGTATTTTCTTCATGCAGCAGGGTACTCCAACCCCAACAAACCCATACGCTATGAGCGTTGTGGTGCGTTCGGATTCTGGCGGTCTTCCTGTTGATACGGTTATTGACTGCGCTCAATGGAACGGTAACAAGCAAGTTCGTGATTCTCTGGATTGGACTAAAGTCCAGATGATCTGGCTTGAGTATGCTTGGTACGGTGCTGGTGCGCTTCGCTGGGGCGTGGTTTTAAACGGCGAACCATACATCCTTCATCAGATTGGTACGGCAAACTCCTCGTTTACTGGTAGCCCACAAATTAAACCTTGGAGCCGCACAGGTAACCTTCCTGCTCGTTATGAACAGCGAGATAGCGGAAGTACCGGCTTATCAGTAATGACGCACTATGGCGTGTCTATTCTGATTGAGGGCATGATTGATAAACAGCGTGGCTTTACCTATTCATACGGTAACAACGCTGCGACTCAAAACCGTGTTGTGCCAGCCTCATCTATCCGTTTCCCAGCTACCTCATTCCGCATGAGATCGATGGGTTCTGATATTTTTGATCAGACTAACGCAGCGGCTACGGGCGGAACAACTTCAACATTGACTATTAGCGCAGCAACGCCAGCAATCTCTTCTGTTGTTGGTCAGCCAAGCGGTGGTCAGGCTCTTGTTACATTTGCTTCGGCACATGGTTACGCTGTAACAAACACGGCAAACGCAAACAGCCCAGCCCAATATGTCACTTTGAGTTCGTTTACTGAAGTTGGAACGTCTGCATCCGGCGGATTTAGCTTTTCTGGTACAACCCTGACAATTACTACGGTGACTTCGGGAGCATTCCAAGCCGGTCAAACTTTGTCCGGTACAGGAATTGTTGGCACTCCGACAATCGTCAAACAGCTAACAGCAACTAGTGCAGCAGTTGGTTCACAAGCGTTTTCAAGCGGCGGAGCAGTTGGTTCCAGTACGGTTACCCTCGCAGCCGGTACATCTTTTGCGGTTGGTCAATTGGTGGCTGGAACAGGAATTCCCGCTGGCTCATTTATTACTGCTGTAAACGGTGCAACAATTACTGTAAGCGCAGCATTTACTGCTCAGGTTGCAGGTACGGTTACATCGTATGCAGTTGGTGGAGTAGGTACATATCAGGTCAGCACATCGCAAACAACGTTTGCTGCAACGCTTACCGCAACCACGACCTACGCTGCTCAGACTTGGCTGATTCAATCCGTTCCAACGACCACCACGATGGTCCTTGGTATTCAGTTGGCAAACGGAGCAACCTTGACTTCAACCCCAACAGCAACGTACTGGGGTGCAAACCAATGGGTTGGTAAGTTTGTTTATTACCAAGCAAGCCTTCCAGCAGTTAGTTCAATTGCTGCGGCTACCAGTGCAACGGTGGGCGGTATCACAATTTACTCCGCTGTAATTACATTTGCCTCTGCTCATAACCTGAAGCAGGGTGATGTTATTTATATCTCAGGATCAACGCCAACAACCTACAACGGTATTTTCCAAGTAAACATTCCGGCAACCAACCCAACGACAACCGTTTCGATTTCGTTTGGTCCAGTTACCCCCGGAGCGTATTCCTCTGGTGCTACCGCTGTAAGCCCATACACAGCTCGTATTACTTCCAATACGACTAGCGCACTAACATTTGGCGATATCGTGACAGGTTTGCCATTAGCTAATGCACCAGCCTCTGGTAATGTCTATCAAATTGGTTTGATTGATCGTGGTCAGCTATTACCTAACACGCTGCTGCTTAACTCATCAGCTACTTGTTTGGTTGAGTTGATTTCTAGCACTCCAACCAACCAGCTTTCGTTGCAGAACGCTAACTTCAAACCATTAAGCACACTTGGTTCGTACAACTCGTTTGCTGAACAAGACCTTAGCGCAATTAACTTGGCTGGTGGCGAGGTTGTGTATGCTTTCTCAACTCCTCCAAACGGTCTGCAACAGCTTGATCTAAACAACTTCTTCCCTGTTCTTACAAACATCAAGGGTAACGTAGCCGACATTCTTACGGTCGCCGTTACGTCATCCGCAGGTGCTACCGTTCAGGTTAACGTAGTGTGTCAAGAGGCAATGGCATAACATGGCTAAGAATCCCTCCCTTGCTGTTGGTCGTGGTGAAAAGCTTCCTACCAAGCAGGGGGCGGGACTCACTGCCAAAGGTCGTGCAAAGTACAACGCAGCAACAGGATCACACCTGAAAGCTCCTCAGCCAGAAGGCGGTCCACGCAAAAAGTCTTTTTGCGCCCGTATGTCTGGCGTAGTTGCTAAGGCTAAAGGTCCTGCTGAAAGAGCAAAGGCATCATTGAAACGATGGAAATGCTGATGAGTTCCGATCCAATAGAAACAGCCCGTGAATTAGCTACTCATGCTAATGATATAAAGCATTTGCAAGACGACATGGATAAGCTTGTTAAGGACATGGCTGCTGTAAAGCTTAGTCTTGATGAAATACAGAAAACCCTATCTGAAGCTAAAGGTGGGTGGAAGGTCTTAATGTGGGCTGGTGGTGCGGTTAGCGCAATTACCGGCGTTGCTGGTTTTATAGCTGGACACTGGGGTAAATAATGCCAAGCGTATCCAAAAAACAAGCTCATTTCATGGCAGCAGTTGCACACAATCCTGCTTTTGCCAAGAAAGTAGGTGTACCTCGCTCTGTTGGCGAGGAATTTTCCAAAGCCGACAAAGGCAAAACGTTTAAACGAGGTGGTGAAATGAAAGAAAAGGCAAAAGAATTGAAAGAGGCTAAAACCTTGGAGAAGCTTGCCAAGGAAGAGCGCTCAGAAGCCCGTGGCATGAAGCGTGGCGGTGGCGTTAAAAAGATGGCTGCTGGCGGTGAAACAATGGGACCACGCACCATGAAAATGGATGTCGAAAAAGGCTCAAACACCAAAAAGCCGTTTGGTCAGCACGGTATTCAGAAGCGTGGGATGACCCGTGCGCTGGAAGAGACGATGCCCGGTTCTACCACTGGAATGAAGAAAGGTGGCAGCATCAAGAAGATGGCTACCGGTGGCGCAGTGAAGTTCCCAATTGGTGAGCCAATGAGAGCTATCAAGAAAGGCAATCGCCCCCACGGCGAACACGCAATTCAAGAGCGTGGTCATACCCGTGCAATGCAAACAAAAATGAAAGGTCGGGTGATCTAAATGGGCAAGAAACGTTACGATGATGGCGGGTTAAGCCAAGAAGAAAAGGACGCTGGATTAACTCAGGAATCCAAAAATGCCGGTCTTCGCATTGGGAAAGCTAGTGGTATTTCTGATGCTGAACGTCAAGCAGCGATTGACCGTGCCAACGCTATGCAGGGCGACAACTCATACAAAATGTCTGATGAAGATGCAATTAACGCTGGTTTAAAACCTGCGCCAAGAGCAACTCGTCGTGCTGCACCCACTCCAAAAGCATCACCTGCGCCCGTTGCCCGTGCCGTTCCCGGACAGACATCTGACTTCACGCCCAAGACAAAAGCTTACAAAAGCCCGTTTACACCTGATACCTCGTATGGCGAAGATGCTGCAAGCGAGTTTTTAAATCGCCGCATGGCTGCAACGCCTCGTGAGGAACAGTTGCCTCCTGAGCCACAAAAGCCTTTCCAGAAAGAGTTTATCGCTGCAAAGAAAGGTGGACGCATTAAAGCTATGGCTTCAGGCGGGATGGCTAAATCATCCGCATCTAAACGTGCTGATGGCATTGCTCAACGTGGTCACACTAAAGGCAAATATTGCTAAGGTGAATTATGCCCGGTCAATTCCAAAAAGAACTTGCTGACTTAATGACAAACTCCGACATGGCATCACCGGAGTTTGCAGAACAGTACGAGGCTTTATCTCAGCGATACCCAATGCAAAAGTTGGCGTACAGCTTTCATCCGACTGTTGGACCAATGATGGGTGCGGCAGATTTAAATGCTAGTTTGCGTGGCGAGCATTATGGTCAGGCTGGTTTAGATGCTCTGGGCATGATACCAATTATTGGCGGGTCAGTTAAAGCCCCACGCAGAATGATAAATTATGTAAAAGATGCGTATGGTTTTAACAAGGCAAGCGCTGAAGCAAAGGCTCTAGCTGAAGCAGAAAAAGCGAGTAAGTTTCGTGAGGTAGTCGATACTGGCGATCTTAGTAATAGATTAACCGCTGGAATTGAAGGTGGCGCTGCAAATTTAGCTGGAAGTGCGCCGAATTTTTCTGCTGGCGATTATCCCACAATGGTTGCTCAAGCCGGAGGAATGAAAAAAGGCGGTCAAGTAAAGCGCATGGCTAAAGGCGGTCATGTTAAAGCCAAAGAATCAAAACCCACTGCATCACGCCGTGGGGATGGTATAGCCCAACGGGGTAAAACCCGTGGAACCTTTAGATAGGAGTATTGAAATGAATTTAACGAAAGAACGCATGGAACCAGAATCAGGTCCTGACATGGTTAACCACGATGACTTTATTTCCCAGCATGAGTCTGATGGGTTTAAACACCATAGTAAAGAATATGGCAAGCATAGTAGCGGTCATATGATTCATCACGACAACGTCAAAAAGATGTGCAAAGGCGGGATGCGCTAATCATGTTAGCCTCCCGTGGTATGGGCGATATCAACCCCTCAAAAATGCCGAGGGGCAAAACGATTGTTCGCAAGGACAATCCGAATGATGTCGAGGTTTATGCTAAAGGCGGAAAAATCTGGGACAAGAAAAGACCAGATTCTCTTGGGAAACCACAGAAAATGTCTTCCGAGAAAAAGTCCAAGGCAAAGGCGATGGCAAAAGCTGCTGGTCGTCCTTACCCAAATTTAATTGATAACATGAGAGCCGCAAGGAAATCCAAATGAGCATTATCCTCACCCTAGAGCAAAAAGTAGTTGAAGACATCATTGCAGTGATAAAACGTCTTCCATTCCAACCTCATTTTCTGGTTCATCTGGAAGAGCAGCTTGAATCGCAACTGGCAAAGATTGAAACACCTGTTGTTGAGGCTGCTCCAGTTGATCCTGTAGCCGAGCCTGTTGCAGAACCTGCCGTTGAAGAAACACCTGCGAGCTAAACATGACCCAGTACACAAGCGGGACCACAGCGTTTAATCTTGACCTCTCCGAATTAGTCGAAGAGGCGTTTGAGCGTTGTGGTTCGCAGCTTCGTTCTGGTTATGATCTACGCACTGCTCGTCGCAGTTTAAACTTGCTGACAATTGAATGGGCTAACCGGGGGATCAATCTTTGGACTATCGAAGAGATTCAGATTCCTTTGGTTGCAGGGCAGGTTTGCTATCCTCTTCCAGTAGACACAATCGATCTGCTGGATATGGTGACTCGTACAAGTAACGGTACAACTCAGCAGCAAGATATCAATATCAATCGCATCTCTGAATCTACTTACTCAACGATCCCAAACAAGCTCACCACGGGGCGACCAATCCAAGTATGGATAAACAGACAGTCAGGTAATTTAAACCTCACCACGGCTGTTTTATCGGGTGGCATTACCGCTACTGACACAACCATTACTGTCAGCAGCACGACTTCGCTTGCTTCATCTGGTTTTATCCAAATAGATAGCGAAACCATCTATTATCAGACCATCAGTGGCAATCAATTGCTCCTGTGCGCTCGTGGTCAAAATGGAACTACAGCGGCTGCACATAGCAATGCAGCGGCTATTTATCAGAACTTTTTACCCAATATTAGCGTTTACCCTGCCCCTTCAAATGGAAGCAGCTATACCTTTGTGGCTTGGAGACTGCGCCGAGTTCAGGACGGTGGTACAGGTGTAAACATTCAAGACATCCCATTTAGGTTTGTCAACGCAATGGTTGCTGGGTTGTCTTATTACATTTGTTCGAAAATCAGAGATGCTGACCTAAATCGCATCCCAATGCTGAAAACCGAGTACGAAATGCAGTTTGACTTAGCCGCATCAGAAGACAGGGAAAAAGCCAGCGTTCGATTTGTGCCTCGAAATCTGTTTTATTCGAGGTAGTCATGCCTATAAAGTTTTCCTCTGGCAAGCACTCGATAGCCAATTGCGACAGATGTGGTCAGCAATACTACCTCAGAGAGCTTAAAAAGCTGACAATCAAGACCAAGCAGGTTAGCATTAAAGTGTGTCCTGAATGCTGGGAACCGGATCAGCCGCAGCTTCAGGTTGGTATGTACCCAGTAAACGATCCACAGGCAGTTCGTGAACCAAGACCTGACACTAGCTATTACGCATCTGGCAACAGCGGTTTGTTAACCTCATCGGTAAACAACAACACTTTAGCAAGCGGCGGATATCCAGAGGGTGGTAGCAGGGTGATCGAATGGGGATGGAACCCTGTAGGCGGATCAAAAACATTCGATCTTCCTCTGACACCCAATGCTTTATATAGCAAAGGTTTTGTAAATTCTGTCACAATAGTGACGACATAGGAGCGTTTAAACATGGACAAGAAAGAAGTAAAAATGATTGCAGACCAAGAGGTGCATAAGCACGAAAAAGGTATGCATAAAGGGTCAAAGCCAACAAAGCTTGCAAAAGGCGGTGTAACAGGCAAAGCCATGAAGGCAATGGGACGTAACATGGCTAGAGCCATGAATCAGCGTGGTGGAAGGGGTCGATAATGGCAACTCAAATCAAAGCAACCAAGAAAGATAGCCCAGCTATTCGCCTTGGCAAAGCTCGTGATAACAAGCCAGCGGATGATTACGCTACTCCGCATACGATGTCTGGCAAAAAGATCACCGGCGAAGAGGTCATGAAGAAGGGTGTTTATGCTACTGACAAGACTGTCAATACAGCAGAACTCAAAGACCCTGTTCCAAATGGCGTTAGCTTTGCAATCACCAGAAGCGATAAAACGGATGGCGTGACCATGCGTGGCTATGGTGCTGCAACTAAAGGCATTAAGTCTAGAGGACCGATGGCGTGAATTACGTCCAACTTTGGCAAGCGATACAGGACTACGCTGAGAACACCGAAGCCCTGTTTGTAGCAAACATCCCTGTTTTTGTTGAACAGGCGGAGCAGCGCATCTATAACACGGTGCAGTTTGCTTCGCTTCGCAAGAACGTTAACGGTGTATTAACATCAGGCAATCAGTACCTGTCGCTGCCACTGGATTGGCTATCAACCTATTCTGTCGCTGTCGTTGATAGCTCAGGCAATTACAACTACCTGATTAACAAAGATGTTAACTTCATCCGTGAAGCTTACCCATCTCCATCAAGCACGGGATTGCCGAAGTATTACGCTATTTTTGGACCGCAATATTCGCTGCCTAATGAATTGTCTGCGATTTTGGGACCAACGCCTGATTCAAACTACAACGTTGAGTTGCATTACTTCTTCTACCCACCATCGATTGTTCAGGGGATGATATCGACCTTTGGAACGATTACTGGCGGCACGGGTTACACCAACGGTGTCTACTCAGAAGTTCCATTGACAGGCGGATCAGGATCGGGAGCAACTGCAACTATTGTTGTTTCTAGCACATCAATCACATCAGTGACGCTCAACAATGGTGGAAACTTTTATGTGGCAGGTGACGTTCTTAGCGTTAGCCCTTCTTCTATTGGTGCTGGGACGGGATCGAGCTTTTCTATCCCGATTGCGTCCATCAACAATTCTACTGGTCAATCTTGGCTTGGCGACAATTTTGATCCTGTATTGTTTTACGGTGCTATGCGTGAAGCAATGCTCTTCATGAAGGGCGAACAGGATTTGGTCAAATATTACGAAGACAAGTACAACGAAGCTCTGTTGCTTGCTAAACGTCTGGGCGATGGTCTGGATCGTGGTGACGCATACAGGGATGGTCAAACCAAACTGATAGTTGATAAATAATGTCACTTGTTCAAGGTCAATGCGCCTGTTTTAAACAGAATCTTTTGAGCGGCAAAGAAAACTTTGCTGCTGGAACCGCATACACTTACAAGATAGCCCTGTACACTGGATTGGCTAGTTTAAACGCCCAAACGTTGACCTACACACCGGCTAACGAAGTGGTGGGGACCGGGTATACCGCTGGCGGTCAAGTCCTGACAATTTCTCAGGTTCCAACCACAACCAGCACAACCAGCAGCTCCACCGCTTTTGTATCGTTTAACAATGCTATTTGGACTCCTGCTGCGTTTACAGCACGAGGTGCGCTAATTTACAACGCAACGACACTTGCAGCCGTTCTGGTGCTTGATTTTGGCTCAGATAAAACGTGTACATCCACGTTCACCGTCCAATTCCCAGCAGCAACCGCAACAACTGCCGTTCTTGGATTTAATTGAGGAATAGAAATGAGCGGCGAAAAGACAGTCATCGGAGATAAGTTTGAAGCAACCGTGAGCCGTGGTGCTGGTGCGTCCGAATGGATTGGCATGATTGGCTTTTATAAAGCTACCTGCTATGACGCACAAGGCAATCTGAAATGGTCTGACAGCATTGAAAACCTAACCACCAACGTTGGTCGTCAGGATATGCTCAATAAGTATTTTGGTAACGCCGCAGCGGGTGCTGTTGTCATGGGTTTAAAAGGCACAGGCATGGCTGCTGTTACAGATACACAGGCTCTACACACCGGATGGCTGGAAGTTGGTTTGGCAAACGCACCGACCTATAGCGGAAACCGTAAGACACCAGCATTTAGCTCTGCAACGTCAGCAAACCCATCCGTTCTGCTAACAAGTGCTGCTGCTGTATTTTCAATTACAGGCACGGGTACGGTTGCCGGAGCATTCATCAATATTGGTGGTAGCGCAACAATCGACAACACATCAGGGATTTTGTTCTCAGCAGGGGACTTCTCCGGTGGATCAAAAACAGTAGCAAGCGGCGACACGATCAACGTAACGTACTCTCTAAGCGCTGCTGGCTAAGGAGTAGCAAATGGCTTTAGTCTTAAAGGATCGGGTACTTGAAACCGCAAGCGCTCCGGGTACGGGCGCAGTTACTCTGCTGGGCGCTGTCCTTGGCTATCAGTCATTCAGCTCCGGTGTGGGCAATGCAAACACCTGCTATTACACAATTGCTGACCAGAACGGAGCCAACTGGGAGGTGGGCATTGGCACATATGCCACGGCTGGGAATACACTTACACGCACAACTCTGATCTCTTCCTCGACAGGAAGCACGGTCAACTTCAGCTCAGGCACACAAAACGTATTTGTTACCTACCCTGCTGAGAAAGCGGTGTATTTGGATGCTGCTGGGCAAGCCACGCTGTCAGGTCAGTTAAATCTCACCAACGCAAGTGATTTCAACCTGTATGCAAGTGGTGTTGGTTCTAACTTTATGCAGGGTAGGTTGGCAATTGGTTCACTTGCGTTTTCAGACATTCTGTCAATATATAGTCCGACTCAAGCAAGTCCAACTGTATATGGCGATTCAGCAACTAACATAACCGCAATAAGAAGTTCGTCTGATGCTGCCGGACCAAACATGGTACTTCGGAAGGCTAGAGGCACAAGCGCTGCTCAAACAGCAGTTACAAGCGGAGACATTTTAGGAACTTATTATTTTAGTGGTTACTCTGGAACGGGAAACGCAAACGTAGCCTATATCCGTGGGACTATTGGTACGTTTACCAGCTCAACCGACATCAGCAGTTATTTGTCGTTTTTTACATCCCCCGGCGGCACTGCCACACCATCGGAAAATATGCGTATTGCTGGCGGAGTAATATCGCTCGGCAACGCACCCGGCGCAGAATCCCTTCGTGTCACGCCTGTTGCCAGTGCGGTGAATTATTACAACATCACCGGTGGCGCTACAGGGTCAAGCCCGTACTTGCAAGCTGCTGGTTCGGATGCCAACATCCATTCGCAATACCTATCCAAAGGCACATACGGGCATATTTTTAACACTGGCTCTGCTGGTAACTTTCAGTTTTATGTAGCCCATACAGCCTCCGCTGTAAATTACTTGCAAGCAACAGGAAATACAACGGGTTCAGCGCCTTATCTTTCCGCACAAGGTTCAGACACAAATATTAACTTGCAACTGAGTCCTAAAGGCACAGGCTATGTCCAAACAGCCGCAGCGTATTCTCCCAACCTAACCTTGACAGATGCAGCAACAATAGCTTGGGATACCTCTACAGGTCAGGTAGCGACATTTACCTTTGTATCAACCAATCGCACAATGGGCGCACCAACAAACCTAAAGAATGGAGCGTTCTATGCGCTTGCTGTGATTCAAAACGGTGGCAGCAATACCTTGACATGGAACTCAGTGTTTAAATGGGCTGGCGGCTCTGCTCCGACCCTTTCAACGGCAGCAGGTGCAAAAGACTACTTCACTTTCCGCTCAGACGGTACAAACCTGTATGAGCAGGGTAGAGCCTTGGGAGATGCGTAATGATCGTTCTTGGCGGGAATGGTGCGGTTGCATATAACCTTACAAGATCATTAAGGTTTCGTGCGTCTGCAACAAGCTATCTCAGCAGAACCCCAGCCGCCTCAAGCAATCAATCGGTGTGGACTTGGAGCGCTTGGGTAAAGCGTGGAAAATTAGGCGTAACACAAACGTTATTTTCCGCCTATTCCGCCTCAAATTATCAGACATATATAAACTTTACGTCTGGCGACAATTTGCAATTCAACAATTTTTGGGGGACAGATAACGAAAACCTTATCACCACCCAAGTTTTTCGTGATCCATCTGCTTGGTATCACATTGTTGTAAACGTAAACCTAACCGCTGGGACATATCAAAATGCCATACAAATGTTTGTTAATGGTGTTCAGATAACTGCTTTTTCCACCACCACATTTACAAATGCTTTTAATGCCGGTGCGATAAATGGGGCATTCCCCCATGCTATAGGTCAATATGCTACGCAAAGCACAAATTACTCGGATTTGTATTTGGCTGAAGTAAATTTTGTTAACGGTCAGCAGCTTACGCCGCCATATTTTGGATCGACAAACTCAGCAGGTGTATGGCAACCAATTAAGTATAGCGGTGCATACAGCACAAACGGTTTTTATCTGCCATTTACTGACAACTCTGCGCTGACCACATCAAGCAACGTAGGCTTGGGTAAAGACTTCTCAGGCAACAGCAACTACTGGACTACGAATAACATCAGCATCACGGCTGGCGTGACGTATGACTCCATGACGGATGTGCCAACTTTAACAAGCATTACTGCAAGTAATTTTCCCGTATTTAATCCGCTTGATAAAAATGCAAACATAGCGGTATTAAACGGAAATTTGCAAACACAAGCCACAACCGCCACTGCGGTAACTAGATGTTCGATGGCATTGCCATCATCAGGAAAGTTCTATTTTGAGCAAACGACTAATCTTTTATCGGATGCAAGCAATGCGGTTGCATTTGGAATTTGTTCACAATCGAGATCGCTTAGTGCGGGGATAGGGCAAACTGGCGATTACATGATGTATCTAGTGGGTGCAACACGCTTTTACAGTAACTCATCGTACGTCGCTGGCGTAAACACATTGCCAGTCAACAATGACATCACCAGAGTCGCGGTTGACATCACCAACGGCAAAATGTGGGTTGGAAATAATTCAATCTGGTACAGCTCGAACGGCAGTAGCACGGGCGATCCAGCAAACGGACTGAATCCAACATTTACAGGATCGTTTGCCGGGTTGATCCCGTGCGTGTATTACGACGGTGTTGTCTCTTGGAATACATTTATTAACTTTGGTCAACAACCGTTTAGTTATTCCGCACCTTCTGGCTTCACATCGCTTAACACTTATAACTTACCCACGCCCACTATCGTGGCGGGCAATAAGTATATGGATGCTACGTTGTATACGGGAGCTGGAGCAGCGCAAACGGTTACCAATGCAGCTAGTTTTAAGCCTGATTTTGTTTGGATTAAAGGTCGGTCAAACGCACTAAGCAATTATCTATTTGATTCTGTTCGTGGTATTTACAATTATCTAAGTTCAGATACGACAGCAGCGGAAGGTTCTGCGTCAATTACATTAACTTCATTTAACTCAAACGGATTTAGTCTTGGTGGAAGTAATGCAACAGGATCGCTTAATACAACATTTGTTGGTTGGCAGTGGCAAGCAGGGCAAGGGTCATCATCTTCCAATACCAATGGATTAATCACATCAACTGTAAGCGTTAATCCTACAGCTGGATTCTCTGTTGTGACTTATACGGGGACATTAAACGCCACGGGAACAGCTACTGTTGGTCATGGATTGAGCGTTGCACCTAGCATGATTATTTCTAAATCTAGAAACGTAATTAATGGCGACGTTGGGTTGTGGGATGTAAGACATACATCGTTGCCCAATTGGAACTACATTCTCCAATTGCAATCAACAGCTGCTCAAGCAGATTCATCTGGAAACGGATCAATGTCTGCTCCAACAAGCACAGTATTTTCAGTCAATAATTCAAGTGGTATGGGAGTTATTGGAGATAATTACGTTGCCTATTGTTGGACAGCCATCCCCGGATTCAGCGCATTTGGTAGCTATACAGGTAATGGATCGACTGATGGTCCATTTGTGTATTGTGGATTTCAACCTAAATTTATATTTATAAAAAGAGCTGACGCAGCAGGGAACGATTGGTGGATCGAGGATTCTGCTAGAAACCCATACAACCAAATTGGCAATCTTTTGTTTGCAAACCAAAATAGTGGAGAAGTTACTGGATCAGGATATTACATTAACTTTTTATCGAATGGGTTCAAAATTGCAAACACTGCTGGCGGTGTAAATACATCGGGCGGTACTCATATTTATGCTGCTTTCGCAAGCAACCCATTTAAAAACAGCCTAGCTTTTTAAGGAATAGTTATGTTTGCTTATGTTTTATATGGTGTATTCCAATATTTCATCCCTGCTGGAACAGCATTTGAAATAGACGGAGTGCAATATCCAGCAAATTGGTTAAACCTGTCTACGCCTGAAGAAAAAGCCTCCCTTGGTATTGTCGATGTTGTGTACGGAGATTATCCAAACGATCAGTATTATTGGGTAACCCAAGACGCTCCGGTATATGCAAATGGCGTGGTGACCGTTGACTACACGGCTACACCAAAAGATTTGTTTGAATGCCAATCAAACGCAGTCAATGCAACAAATTCTGCCGCCTATTCAATTCTGCTTCCTTCCGATTGGATGGTCGTGAAAGGTATCGAGACAGGAACTACCGTCCCCCCGGCATGGAACTCTTGGAGGCAGACAATACGCACCCAAGCCTCAGATTACGTTAAGGCAATTACAGCGTGTACAACGGTAGACCAATTGGCTAAACTACCTCCTATAGTCTGGACACCCGATCCAGACCATCCCCAAAACGGAGCTTAAATGAAAGATTTTGTTATCTCTTTGACGGCAGAAGAAGCTAATGCAGTTTTACAGTCCCTTGGTAATCTACCAACGTCATCTGGCGTTTACCCTCTTCTGATGAAAATCAAACAACAATGCGACGATCAGGTGAAGGCTAGAGAAGCCATCCCTTCCGTCCCAGCCTAAAGGACAAGTCATGGCAACAAGTTACACATGGACAATCAACAACCTGTCAGTTATGCAGGTTCCTGAACCAAATACCGCTGTAATGTCCAATTTCACCATCAGCGGAACGGACGGAACATACTCCAGTCAGGTGACCTATTCTGTTAATTTGTTGCCAGCCAACCCCGCAAGTTTTACTCCATATGATCAAGTCACTCAGGCGGAAGCTGTCCAGTGGACACAGGATGCTTTAGGTGCAGATCGCATTGCAAGTATGGAAGCAGAGGTTCAGGCGCAAATTACGGCACAAGCCGTGCCAACGCCGCAACCAGCCCCATTGCCTTGGGTTCCTGCTGAAACTCCTGCATAAAGGTCATTAGATGTTTGGGTTTGCCTCATTCGCCGCTACGCCGTTTGCAAATACCGGCAGCATACCAGTCTATCAATTGGTGAGTGAATCATTTACCCTTACGGATAGTCAAGCGGGACCAGTTAAGTTTGCCAGCACGGTGGCAGAGCTTTTTACTTTAACGGATACATTGACAGGTCCGACTGTTTTAAATGTCGTAACATCAGAGTACTTCACGCTAACCGATGCCCCAAATGCAACAGCAATCATGTATGTATCAAGTGCTGATGCAGTAGCGTTAACAGATTTATTTATTCAGCGTGGTTGGATTAACGTAAACAACGGTCAGTCTGAAAACTGGGTAACCATTAACAACAGCCAAGCGTCAGGTTGGAACAATATAAACAACACCGAACAAACAGTTTGGGTTGTCATTAACGATTATCAGGGATAGAAAATGTCTTCAACTTACTCGACATCGCTAAAAATAGAGCTTATTGGTAATGGTGACCAATCAGGCGTTTGGGGTCAGACAACTGACAACAACCTTAACTTGATCGAACAAGCCATTACCGGCGTTCAGTCAATTGTTATGCTTGATACAGACTACACCTTAACCAATTTAAACGGGGTAAGCGATGAAGCTCGAAACGCCGTTCTGGTTGTGACGGGGACAAACTCGGGAATCAGGAACATCATCACCCCAACCGCACAAGCAAAGACATATACCGTTGCAAACAACACAACGGGCGGTTTTGCTATCAACATGAAGACCGCATCTGGAACGGCTATTGCAATTCCAAATGGCTCAACCTACATCGTTTACACGGACGGTACAAACTTCTACTCGTCCAGTACAACGCAATCTATCTCAGGTACGGCAAATCAAATTACCGTAACAACGAACGCTGGAGCCACAACAGTAGCCCTCGCTAATCCGATTGTTGATCCTGTGATCCAAGGCGTGTATGAGCCGATAAACGTGTCTGCTACAGCCGCTGGCGGTGTCTTGGTGTTTTATACCTTGAACCAAGCAATCTCGTATTACACAGTAAATGCAACGTCGAACTGGACAATGAACTTTACTGGCAACGGTTCAACAACGTTGAACAGCCTGATGTCCACCGGACAGGTTATGACCATTACATTCATGGCTACCCAAGGTACAACTGCTTATTACAACACCGGAATTTATGTTGATGGGACTGCTGTAACACCAAAATGGCAAGGTGGTTTAACGCCAACATCTGGCAATGCAAGCGCTATTGATGTTTATACATACGCCATTATCAAAACCGGAAGCGCAGCTTTTACGGTGCTTGCTTCACAAACCCAGTTTAAATAATCATGCCATTACTATCTACTAGAGGTGCAGCGTCAGCACGAGCCTTTGGGTTCACTGGCGGGACATACAAATTAGACTACCTGCTGGTAGGTGGCGGGGGCGCTGGCGGCGCTGCTTACTATGCTGGCGGTGGCGGTGGTGGCGGTGTTTTGATGGGATCGCTAATCATAACTCCCGGAACCGTGCTTAACATTAGCGTAGGCGCTGGCGGTGTTGGTCGTGGTTTTATTGGTCAGGTTGGTTTAAACGGTGGAGATTCCGTTATATCGGCTGCTGTAACACTGCTAACTGCAGTCGGAGGCGGCGGTGGCGGTTCAGACAACGGAAGCACAGCGCAAGGTATCGCTGGAGGCTCTGGTGGTGGTAACTCAGGATACAGCACAAGCAACGGCGGTGCTGGGACATCTGGTCAAGGAAACCGTGGTGGAGCTGGCGGAAACTATGGCGGTGGTGGCGGCGGCGGTGCTGGTGGCGTTGGAAGCTCTGGTGCTGAAAACGCTGGAGGAAACGGCGGCATAGGTGTTGCAAGCAACATCACAGGAACAACCATCTATTACGGTCCCGGCGGTGGTGGTGCGGCTTACGGTGCTAACGGCGTAGGTCCGAAAGGTCTTGGCGGTAACGGCGGTCCCGGTGGCAACGGCGCTGGTATTGGTGGAGACCCTAACGCTGGTGACGCAAATATTGGCGGCGGCGGTGGCGGATCGGATGGATACCCGACCGGTAGCTCGTATGGAGCAAACGGCGGCTCTGGAATCTGTGTGCTTTCAATCCCAACGGCTCTGTATTCAGGAAGAGTAACAGGCTCCCCTACAATCACCACAAATGGCTTGTACACCGTTATCAAATGGACAACAGGTACTGGAACCTATACGGGGTAAAAAATGGACCCAATCAGCGCACTCTTAAACATCGGCAACACCTTAATCAACAAGCTATTTCCAGACCCAGCGCAAGCGGCTCAGGCACAGCTTGCTCTGTTAAAGATGCAACAGGATGGTGATCTAGCCGCTATCAGCGGTCAGATGGAGATCAACAAGATTGAGGCTGGTAACTCTTCTGTTTTTGTATCTGGCTGGCGACCATTCTGTGGTTGGGTGTGCGGTTTGGGTCTAGGGTATGTTTCGATCATTGAGCCTATTGCCCGTTTTGTTGCAAAGATGTGCGGCTACGAAGGGGAGTTTCCTGCGATTGACACATCACTGACCATGCAAATCCTGATGGGTATGCTCGGTATGGGTGGTCTTCGTTCACTCGACAAGATCAAGGGAGTGGCAAGCAAATGACATTAGTTACGAAAGAATTGTTGGTAGACAGTGGAACCTGCAATATAGGGACAGCAGACATTTGGCTGGAAGCATTAAATGTCACTTGCAAGAAGTACGAGATCGACACCCCGGAAAGGGTTGCTGGTTTTCTATCTCAGGTAGCCCACGAGTCTGGCGGGTTTAAGTTTGTGGAGGAGAATCTAAATTACTCCGCACCAGCGCTCAGATCGGTGTTTGGGAAATACTTTACTGATGATACTCAGGCAAACGCATACTCCCGTTACCCAGAAAAGATAGCAAATAAAGTATATGCAAACAGGATGGGCAATGGCGATGAAGCTTCTGGCGATGGTTGGAAGTACCGTGGTAGAGGTCTTATTCAACTCACGGGCAAAGATAACTACGCTGCGTGTGGTAACGCTCTTGGGGTGGATTTTGTATCTGATCCTGATCTTGTTGCATCCCCGGATTTTGCCGCTCTATCTGCTGGTTGGTATTGGTTTACTCGTCATGTAAACAATTATGCCGATGCCAAGGACATTGTAGGGATGACTAAGCGTGTAAACGGTGGTACAAATGGTTTGGATGATAGGCAGATGCGCTATGCCAAGATAATGGATCAATTCAAGGGTTAACCCTATGCTTCAAAAGCTACAATTCCGACCCGGTTTAAACAGAGAAGGTACTGACTACTCCAACGAGGGTGGCTGGTACGATGGTAACGGAATTCGTTTCCGCTCAGGTTACCCAGAAAAGATCGGCGGCTGGTCACGCTATTCAAACAACACCTTCACTGGCATTTGTCGTGCTTTATGGAATTGGGTTGACCTTGCCAACAATAACTACCTTGGGGTAGGAACGAGCGTTAAATACTACATCGAGAACGGTGGGGTATTTAATGATGTCACTCCTATTGTTAAAACCAATACGCTGACCAATCCTTTCACGACATCCTCTGGAAGCGCAACCGTCACAGTCACCGATGGAACCTATAACCCAAGCGTTGGCGATTATGTTGTGTTTTCCGGTGCTGTCGTTGTCAATGGCATAACCATATCTGGTGAGTACGTTGTAACCGCTGTCCCATCGTCAATCACCTATCAGATTGTCGCATCAAACGTTGCCTCTGGTTCTGGCTCAGGCGGGGGAACGGTTGTAACCCAATATGAGTACCCTGTAGGTCTCGATGTTTATCTCCAAAACAACGGCTGGGGTGCAGGACCTTGGTCTCAAACAGTCGCTGTTTCGGCTACAAACCCATTTACTACAACGAGTGGTAGCGGTACTGTTTCCGTCACACAGACCGGGCATGGGATGTACACCGGAAACTATGTTGCATTTCGTAACGCAACCGCTGTTGGTGGCTTATCGGCTGCTATCTTGAACGCAACGTTTGTTATCACAGTAATTGATGCAAACACCTACACCATCAAAACAAACGGCAATACGGGTTCTGTCACCGCAACGTCAAGTGCATCGGGCGGCGGAACGGTGACCATATACCCAGCAAACAACGGGACACTTCCTACCGCTCAAACACTGACAGCACCGTTTACAACGGTTTCTGGTTCAAACATTGTCACGGTTACCGTACCAACAGGTGGAACAATACCGACCCTATACAGCTCGGTAATATTCACTGGCGCATCAGCAGTTGGCGGTATCACGGTTAATGGCATTTATGTTGTGCAGTCGGTCTCTACCTCGTCCTCGGTCAACAGCTACACGATAACCGCATCATCGAACGCATCTTCTGCAGCTACCGGAGGCGGTACGGTATCGGCTTATTACCTTACAACCAGAGGCTGGGGTTCAGCCTATACAACGGGTATCGGTCAACAGCTTCGTCTTTGGTCAAACGACAACTTCGGTCAGGATTTAATTATTGCTCCCCGTGGCGGAGCGATCTACTACTGGCAGGACTCGAACGGTGTCAGCACACGGGCGCAACCACTGCAAAGTCTGGCTAACTCGACAACCCTATATACGACCACAGCAACATTTGCGAGTGGGGTAACAACCATCACTCTAGCCAATGTTACGGGGTTGGTAGACGGTTGTTATATTTCTGGAACAGGTATTCCCGCCGGTACGGTTGTTTCTGCAACCTACATCCAAGGTTCAACTAGCGTTCCCATTTCCTCAACAACCACTCTGGCAAGCGCTGGAACCTACACGGTAACTTACTCCGGTCAGTATGTTCCAAACACGACCAACCAAGTTATTTCATCGGCAATCCAAAGGTTTGTTATCGCCTTTGGTGCGAACTCATACGTTCCCGGCGGTCCTGTATCAACGTTTAACCCGATGCTTGTGCGCTGGTCTGATCAGTCAAACCCATACCAATGGGTTCCTTCGGTCACAAACCAATCCGGTGAATTTACGCTTACCAACGGCTCCTATATCGTTGAGGCAAGAGCAACCCGTCAGGAAATTCTGATCTGGACGGATTCAGCCCTGTATTCCATGCAATATCTGGGCGCACCTTATGTTTGGGGCTTTAACATTTTGATGGATAACATCACCATCATCTCCCCGAACGCAGCAATCACGATCAACAACATCACCTACTGGATGGGGCAAGAGAAGTTCTATATGTACTCCGGTAGGGTTGAAACACTCCCCTGCTCCTTGCGTCAGTACATTTTTGACAACATCAACCAGAGCCAAGCCTACCAGATTTTTGCTGGGGCGAACGAGGGCTACAACGAGGTCTGGTGGTTCTATTGTTCGCAAAACTCAAATCAGGTGGACAGCTATGTTATTTATAATTACCTTGATCGTGTTTGGTATTACGGCTCAATGTCTCGATCCGCATGGTTCGACTCAGGACTCCGCCCATACCCAATGGCAGCTAACTATATCCCAGCAGCAGTCTTCACTGGATCAATTGCGGGGACAACGCTGACCGTCACAAACGTTTCTTCAGGGACGCTTTCTATCGGAGCTGTGCTTACGGGAACCGGAGTGGCTTCCAACACGACAATCGTTAACTATATCTCCGGTAGCGGCGGTGTTGGGACGTACCTTGTAAACAACTCGCAAACAACATCAAGCACCACGATGACCATTGCGGGAAATATTGGTCGCATCATTTACCACGAATCAAACGTGGATAACGTGGAAGGGTTAACCCCTATACCGATTGATTCCTATGTCCAGTCTTCAGACTTTGATATCGGGGATGGGTACAACTTCGGATTCGTCTGGCGTATGCTTCCTGACGTTAACTTCAACGGCTCAAATGTTAACAATCCGGTTGTGACCATGACGATCAAGCCTCGTCAAAACTCCGGCACAGCATACGGTCAAGCGGATAATCCCAGCGTTATCAGTGCTGATGATTACGGCGCATCAAGCGTTTACAACATCCAGAAGTTCACCGGGCAGGTTTACACCCGTCTGCGTGGTCGTCAGATGGCGTTTAGGATCGAATCCAATACGCTTGGAGTGGCGTGGCAGTTGGGTAGCCCAAGAATGGATATTCGCCCAGACGGAAGACGCTAATGGTCACTACACTTAAAACACTTTCTCTGCGCCCACCAAAAGCGCCTGACCTACCTGTTGCACCGACCGAATACAGCCAAAACTATATAGATCAGTTGACCAACGCTTTGCGGCTTTATTTTGCTCAGATAGATAATTTTAACCAGCCATTTGCATCTAGCACAGGGGGATCGTTTTTAAAATCTCCATACGGTGCGTTTTCAAGCTATGCAACCCAAACAACCACCGCAAACACAGCTACGTTAATGACGTTAAATCAGACTGATTTTGCCAATGGAATATCTCTTGTTGGATCAAAAATAATAGTATCTATTCCGGGTATTTATAACTTTCAGTTCAGCGTTCAAATATCAAATCTGGACAACGCAACAACAGATACATCAATTTGGTTAAAACAAAACGGGGTTGATATTGTAGGTTCAAACGGAATAATTGGGCTTTCGCCAAGAAAATCTCCGGGTGATCCGACACACGATATAAAAGGATGGAATTACTTTTTATCTATGAAAGCCAATGATGACTTACAAATTTGGTGGTCAACGTCAAGTTCTAACGTAAGTATTGAAACATATGCTGCTGGAACTTCACCAACACGCCCATCAACAGCATCGGTCGTGGCGACCATGTCTTTTGTTTCAGCGTTGTATTAAAAACTTTGTGTCGCAGCTAAGGGCATGATAAATTAACATATATTCATAAGGTGTTTAAACATGGATGCTGGAATTGGCGAATCAATGCTTATCGGCGCTGCCCTCGGCGGTGGAACCTCTGCATTGACGGGTAAAAACCCATTGTTGGGTGCTGGCATTGGCGCTCTCGGCGGAGCTATCGCACCAGCCCTTGGTGAAGCATTCAGCGGTGCTGGGGCAGCGGCTGCAGAAGCCCCTGTTGCTGAATCTTTTGCCGTTGGAGCTGGAGATTCTGGAAGCGACATGATGGGCGCTATCACAGGAGATGAAGGTTCAAGTTCTATGTTTGGCAAAGGCATCACCATGGGTTCAAACACCGGTGTGCCAAGCGGTTCTTATGGTTTAAACGCAATAAATCCACCGGGCGCTCCCGGACTGTCAATGCCAAACTATGTTGCTCCAACAGACAGTGTTATGCCCGGTGTAAACAACGCCGTTGCAGCAAACGCTGGGAAAACTCCCGGAATGCTTGATTCGGCTATGAATTGGGTAAAAGAACATCCTTTTATGACAGCAGGTGGGGTTGGTCTTGGTGCATTGATGTTGAATCAGCAAAACCAATATAAGCCGCCCGGTCAAGAAACCTATACCGGACCTCTGAGCCACTACAGTTTTAACCCTTATACATACCAACCTGCAGTCGCACCAACCTACGGCTCACCTTATATTGCCCGTGCTGCAGAGGGTGGGTTAATGAGTGATTATGACTCAGGCGGTATTACCTCTCTGACAAACACTGGGATGTACCCCGGAAGCCAGCAAAATAACGCTGAGTACGCAAGATCGACACAAATGCCGAATCCTGCGATGAGGGCAGACTACGACCCAGAAACAAACCCATACACTGGTGACATCTCCCAAAACATGGCTGAGGGTGGCATTACTAGCCTTGGTAGCTATTCCGATGGCGGTCACCTGCTGAAAGGACCCGGCGATGGAATGTCAGACGATATCCCGGCAAGAATCGGACACAAACAAGAAGCCCGTCTTGCTGATGGTGAGTTTGTTATTCCTGCTGATGTTGTGTCGCATCTCGGTAATGGTTCTACTGATGCTGGCGCAAAGCAGTTGTACAACATGATGGATAAGGTTCGCCAAGCTCGAACAGGAAACCTTAAACAAGGCAAACGCATTGACCCAGAAAAGCATATGCCAAAGTTTGCTGATGGCGGTCCTATTACAGGTTACGGCGGAAACTTCGGTGGTAGCTATCCACAATATAGCTACGCAGACCTGATGTCTCAACTTAGGTCTAACCCACAAGCATTCGCTAGAACCCCTGCTGTAAACCCAAACAATCAACAGATGGGTATCCAGTCTCTTGCTAACAATGCTGCTATTGCTCAGGCTCAACAAGTCCAGCCAGTCATGCAACAGGCTATTGATAACCCCGGTCTGTACAACAGCGGTAGCGGTGGGGCGTGATTTTAAAGCCTGTACCGACTGAGTTTGCTGCTCAGTCATGGGATTTAGTAGCGCCACATCTTGAGGAAGCGCTGAAGTACAGCGGCGGAGATTACAACCTCGATCAGATCAAAGTGTTTGTTCTGATGGGTCAATGGCTTTTGGTGGCTATTGTTGATGATGAAAACAATGTCCACGGTGCTTGCACGGTGTCGTTTATTAACTACCCAAATCACCGGGTAGCTTTTATCACAGCAATAGGCGGTAAGTTAATTAGCAGCGAAGCAACGTTTAAACAGCTTTGCGAGATAGTTAAAGCTAGGGGTGCTACAAAGATACAGGGTGCAGCAAGAGAATCAGTTGCCCGTCTCTGGAGGCGTTACGGCTTTAAAGAACGGTACATTACAGTGGAGTACAAATTATGAGCGGCGGCGGCGGAAGTTCAGCACCAACATCACAGACAGTAACAACGAACACGGTTCCCCAATGGTTCCAGCCATCGGCTGAATCTATCATTGGCGCAGGGATGGGCAACACGTTCAATATGCAGAAGAATGCAGACGGAACGCTGACCCCAACCTCGATGATAGGGTTTACCCCATATGGAAGTGTGACGGGTCAACTTGATGCAAATGGAAACCCTGTCCTTTCCGGTCAGAGTATGTCCGATCAGGTTGCAGCAAATGCCGCTGTGGCGGGGTTTACCGACCTTCAAAAGCAAGCCCAAGCAGGTATTGCAGGACTCCAACTCCCCGGACAATTCGCTCAAGGCAGCGACATGGTGTCTCGTGCTGGTCAGGGCGCACTCGACTCAACCGGAAGGGCTTATGGCTATGGCGACATGGGCGCTGGCTATGGTGGTCAAGCCGCAGGATTAGCGGGTCAAAACGTTGGTGTTGGTCAGCAGGGTATGCAAGCAGGTATGTCTTACGGACAGAATGCTACCAACCCCAATGCGGTTCAGTCTTACATGAACCCGTACCTAGCCAATACGCTTACCCCGGCGATGCGGTTACTGAACCAGCAGTATGGAATCCAGAACGCAAGCCAGCAGGGTGCAGCCACATCTTCTGGTGCTTTCGGCGGAAGTCGAGAGGCTCTGATGTCCGGTTTAAACCAGCAGAATGCAAACCTTGCCGCCAACCAGATGGTAGGAAACGCATACAACCAAGCCTATGACACCGCAAACCGCAATATGCAAGCGGCTTCTCAGCTCGGTATGCA